TGCTAGTTCTTCGGCGATTTGACTGTTTTTGAGTTGTCCTGCTTCGTCAAGGGTTTTGCCTTTGACCCACTCTGTAACAAGACTGGAACTTGCGATTGCCGAGCCGCAGCCATACGTTTTAAATTTCGCGTCTGTAATAATACCTGTAACATCATCTACCTTTATTTGTAATTTCATCACATCACCGCATGCCGGTGCACCTACCATTCCAGTACCTACACTATCATCGTCTTTTGCAAAACTACCTACATTACGAGGATTCTCGTAATGGTCAACCACTTGTGCGCTATAGGCCATTATATCATCCTTTCTTAAAGTTTGCAAGCCTCGCAATCATCATCTTCTGATGTTGCTACTTCTTGTGCTAACGGTTTTTCTTCTACTGATTTTGATCCAGCCTTATTGATGAGACTGTAGTAGAATGTCTTCAGTCCCCAACTATGTGCCAACATCAAATTCTTAGCGATTAATGTTGTTGGAACTTTACGATCTGTGAAGTGTGCAGGATTGTAGAATGTGTTGGTTGATATACTTTGATCTACATATGCGGCTAATACTGCGGCAGTTTTTAAATAACCATCACAATCTTTCTGTTCCCACATCAATTGATATTTATTTTTTAACTTTTGATATTCGGGTACAACTTGTGTAAAAGACCCGGCCTTGCTTTCTTTAGTTGAGATAAGTGACATGGGCATTTCAATACCATTAGTGCTATTAATAACTACAGAACTAGACTCAACAGGAGCGATGGCCATAAGCGTTGCATTTCGTACCCCATACTTTAACATATCTTGTCTTAGTGGTTCCCAATCCAATTCAGTATTGAAGTCTGCAAGTTGGTTCACACCTTTACTACGTAACTCCCAAGGGAATATACCTTGACCATAACGTGTCTTATCACTATCTACACACTTGCCACGTTCTTTAGCAAGTTCAACTGTTGCTTCGGTCAGATAATATGCTTGATGCTCCATCCAACTTTTAACATCTTGAAGTGCATCTTTCTCTCCATATCTATAGCCGCGCTTGGCATGCCAGTATGCTAGATTAGTTACACCGATGCCTAATGGACTAATCTCGTCATTGCTTAGTTTGCTTTGAATACTTAGGAAGTCCTGGTAGTCAAGAATATTACAGAGGCTGCGCTGAAGAATGCGGCAAGCTCTGCGCATATCCTCAGGGTTTCGGAATGCCCCCCAATTAATGGACCCCAAAGTGCAAAGTGCGATTCGACCACTAGGATCATCAAGACGCTTAAAAGGTTTAGTAGGTAAAAGTATCTCACAGCATAAGTTTGACTGATAGATCGGATGATATTCAGGATCAAAGGATCCTTGATTCATCACATTGTCAATAAAGACAAGATAGATACGACCCGTGTCAGTTCTCTCCTTTAAAATTCCGCCCTTGAATACATCTTCAGCATTCATAGTTTTCTTACGCAAATCTTTGCGCTTCTCATATTTGACGTAAAGTTCTTCAAACTTCGCACAATCTGAATAGAAAGCCTCATATAAGTCTGGGACTTCGTTAGGGTCGAAAAAAGTTATGTTTTCTTTGTTTTTGAATCTTCTCCAGAAGAAAGCACTAAGCACAACCCCATAATCCATATGACGGACTCGGGTTTCTTCGGTTCCTTGGTTGTTCTTGAGTACAATAAGGTCGTCAAACTGGTGATGCCAGATTGGATAAAAGATAGTAGCACTTGCATTGCGAATTCCTCCTTGTGAACATGAACGCAGGTCTCCGAACCATTTCTTTAAAAATGGAATCATACCTGTATGCATGATTTCGCCGCCCCTAATGGGACTTCCTAAAGGACGTAGTCGCCCAATTTCTAAACCAATACCAGCTCGTTTGCTGGCATACTTTGCCATCATTTCTCCGGACGCAAAAATTGAGTCCAGGTCGTCGTCGCTTCTGATGAGTACGCAAGAACTAAACTGTTTGGTGGGAGTACCAAGGCCAGCAAGTACAGGAGTAGCAAGAGTAAAAAGACCGTCACTAGCCGCGTTGTAGTATTCTTTAATATAACGCATACGAGCCGCGTTAGGTTCTTCCTTATGGAACACAGTAGCGGCTGCAACCATGTATCTAATCTGAGGAGTTTCATAAGTTTCTTTCGTTGCTCTATTCTTTACTAGATATTTTTCAATAAGTTGCTCAATAGCGGCATAACTATACTGCTCGTCTTTATCATGCTCTAGCATATCGTTCATCTTATTCCAATCGTCTTCGCTATACCACTCTAGTAGTTCATGCGAGTATAGTCCAGCCTTTACATTTTTTTGTACTATCTGGTAGAGAGACAATGGTGTATAACTTCCATAAACATCTTTACGCAACATACTGAGACGTTGTTTGCCAGCCACATATTGATAATTAGTATGACCGATGTCCGGATTACTTTCTACGTCGATTAAATCTACTATGGCTCGTAATGTAATTTCATCTATGGTTCTAGTTGTGATACCATCATAAAAATGGGGCTGTGCTTTGATTTCAATCATCGACTGACTTACATCTGCAATACCTTTACATATTTTTGCAACCTGTGCTTGCCATTTTTCAACGGCTAGAGGTTCTTGTGCGCCTGAGCGTTTAATAACGTTTAATTTCATTGTTAACCTATCTTATTATATAGTGGGGAAATATCTAGTGTTCTAGTTATCTTAAAGTCTGTGATGAGATTATTTACTACCGTATCAGGCCAATAATTCAGCACATATTTTGCATCATCAACTAGGACTAATACCACTTCATTGCTATTATCGTCTATTGCTTCTACAAGTTCAATATTTTTGGTATCCGACAAGATAAGGGTGTAAATCATACCCAATGCTCTACCATAATAACAATATAGATTGTCTGATATCAATTGCCATGGATCAGGCCAATCATTCATATAGTCGGTATGTAGATAATGGGTCATCAAAGGTACCCGTTGCCAGAAATTGTCTATTTCAACACATCTCTGATCAATGGGTAATTGAGGGATTTTCTCTCTGAGGGTAGCCCACGCCCTAAGGCGTGTCTCGTAGTCGAGTATAAAAACGTTAGTCACGCTTTTACTTATCGCAGGAAAGAAGTCGATAGATATTAGAATCTACCGACTGCTACTTCGATTACGCCTGAACCACCTTCAAAGTTTTCTAGTGCTTTACCTAATATAGTACCTGCACGTGCCATATTATTTGCAACAGCACGACCATCTGCACCGCTTACCATTAAATCGCCTTTAGTGATTGGGCCATGTACTTTAACTGGAACACGACCTTGTAGTGCTATTGTAGCGATATGTGCGCCTGCACAGTCATTATTCATAGTGTATGCTGGGTTAGTTGATACAACTCCTGCTACACGATGTGAATCATAATCTGTTGATAGTGTTACTTCATGGGCACCGCCGAATATCAATACTGTACCGGCTTCATAATCTGCATCAGCAACATATTTTTCTGCCAAGTCAGCGTATGTTGCATTCAATCTAGAACCTGCACTCAATGAGAAGTTTCCAGTAATCGTGCCTGCTGTTGAGTTTGCACCAGTAGTCAATGTACCTAATGTTACAGTACCTGCACTTACTGATACGTTACCAGCAGTGATATTTCCTGTTACTGCCAAACTAGTTAATGTACCAACACTAGTGATATTAGGCTGTGCGGCTGTATATACTGTACCTGCTACTAATGCGTTAGCCACTTGACCAGATACGTTAACTGTGACTGCACCAGTACCGCCACTGATTGAAATGTTAGTACCTGCTACAATACTAGTTACACCAGTATTAGTAATAGTTACACCAGTACTACCGTTATAACTTGTGCCACCAAGACCTGTACCAATTGTGAGTGCATTAGTTGCTGTTGCAGTAATAGTACCAGATCCACCAAGTGAAATTGATGTGCCGTTAACAGTTAATGAACTATTGGCAAGTCTTGCTTGTGCTAATGTACCAGAACTGATATTACTTGCGTTCAATGCAGTTAGAGCAGAACCATTACCAGTAAAGACACCAGTGTTTGCTGTGATATTTGCAGCCGTTATAGTGCCGCTTACGCCCAATGATGTTAAAGTACCAACACTAGTGATCTGTGACTGGCTTGCGTTTACGCTAAATGTTAGATTAGCAAGAGTTAGGCCGGTGCCTGCAAGATAAACTTGTGAACTACTGAACTGAGCGAATGTAATATTAGAAGTGCCAAATGTGATTGTTCCAGTAGGAGCATCAACAACATATGCGCTACCTTTATTGACATCACCGCCGCTTACAAAGAAGTAATTATTGAGACTCAATTCTCCGGCACCAGGACCGTATGAATCAGCATCAGTTGCACGGGTGATAACTGTCGTGCTTGTGTAAGTATAGATACCGTTATGCGCGGCGTTTGCTTCGTTCTTGACTAATATACGAGCACCAACTGTTTGAACGTTTGCTGTATCAATCAAGTTGAATGTACCAGTAGTTGTCAATGTTGCACCAACACCTGCTGTACCGTTGTTATAAGTGATTGTTCCGCCAGTAGCACTAGCCAATGTACCAGTTGTGGCTGCTGTTACACCTTCGTGGTATATAAGAGCAGTACTTGCTAAATCATCAACATATTGCTTAGTTGCCGCATCAGTACCTGCTACCGGAGTTGCAAGGTTAATAATATTGTTGCTGGTCATATCTAGATTACCAGCAATACTGCTTACACCTGTACCAGTTACACTTAGTACACCTGTAGTTGTTAAGTTACCGGCTGCTACGTTACCAGTCACGCTTAGTGATGACAATGTGCCAACTGAAGTGATATTTGGTTGTGCCGCAGTTGTTACAGTACCTGCTGTAGTAGCCGCGCCACTTAGTGCGCCTGTAAATGTAGTTGCACTTACATTCCCAGCACTAATATTTCCTGTTACTGCTAAACTTGTTAGTGTACCAACTGATGTAATATTTGGCTGTGCGGCTGTGGTTAATGTGCCAGTCAATAAACTTGCACCGATCGTACCGCTATTAGCATAAACGTTACCAGCAGTAGCATTACCTGTTACTGCTAAACTTGTTAGTGTACCAACACTAGTGATATTTGGTTGCGCGGCTGTTGTTACTGTACCGGCTGTTGTGGCACTTGGTACTGTACCTGTTACGTTAGCACCAGTAATTGCACTTAATGATGAACCATTGCCTGATACGTTAGTGAATACACCATTTGTAGCACCGATGTTACCAACGTTTGCATTGCCAGTTACACTTAATGCACCACCTGTTGATATATTGCCTGCACTTGCGTTACCTGTTACAGTAAGTGCTGATAGTGTACCAACACTTGTAATATTTGGCTGAGCCGCAGTTGTCAATGTACCTGTTAGTAATGAAGCACCAATTGTACCTGAGTTAGCATAAACATTACCTGCAGTAGCATTACCTGTTACTGCTAGTGAACTTAATGTACCAACACTAGTGATGTTTGGCTGAGCCGCTGTTGTTACTGTACCGGCTGTTGTGGCTGCGCCACTTAATGTTGCTGTGATAATGTTTGCACTAAAACTTCCGTCAGTATCACGAATTACTACTGTATTTCCTGTTGCCGCAGTTGCTGTGCTATAACCATCAAGTAGGTCAGCATTCAAGTTTGTTACCTTAGTAGTACTTGCTACTACGAATGGAGCAGTACCTGTTGCTACGTTTGATTCTAATGATGAAGCAACTACTTTACCTGCTGTATTAACATTACCTGCGCTTGCATTACCTGTTACAGTTAAATCAACAAGAGTACCAACACTAGTGATGTTTGGCTGTGATGCGTCTGTAACTTCGGCTGCAAAGGCAGCAAAATTGGCATTTGAAATATTACCACTAATATTACCAACAATGTTTCCGCCAGGAATATTAGTTAATCCTGCACCGTTACCATAAAATGCTCCGGTATTTGCATTGATGTTTGACGCAGTAAGGTTACCATTAACACCTAATGCTGATAGTGTACCTACGCTTGTGATATTTGGTTGTGAGGCTGTTGATAACGTACCTGATACTGTAGTGAACACACCGTTGTTTCCGCCAATATTACTGACGTTTGCATTACCTGTTACAGTCAATGAAGTTAATGAACCAACACTAGTGATGTTTGGTTGAGCGGCTGTGCTTAGTGTACCTGTCAATACGCTTGCTCCAATTACGCCTGAGTTAGCATAGACATTACCTGCTGTTATATTTGCTGTTACTGCTAATGAGCCTAATGTACCAACGCTAGTAATATTTGGTTGAGCATCAGTTGTCAATGTACCGGTTACAGTTGTGAATATACCGGACGCGGCGCCGATATTACCTACGTTAGCGTTACCTGTTACGCTCAATGCACCGCCCATTGATACGAGATTGCTTGATTTGTTGAAAGTAAATGCTGATGAGCCACCAAATGATTCATCATCATTAAATTGAATTTGAGTGTTGCTACCACCTGGATCACTTAGATCCCAAGCAGTACCGTTAGCATATAATAGGTTATCAGTTTTTACATTACCGGCAGCGACATTACCACTAATGTTCAATACATTATTATTAAAGTCATATGTAAGTGCGGCTTCGCCTGACAACGCAGTGCCGTTCATGAAAACGACTTGTGAGTTACTTGCGGCTACTGTTGGAAACGTTTCAACATTACCGTCACTAGTTTTTACCGATAGTGTATCACTATCGTCTAAGAATATTGTACCTTTACCGGCTGGGGGTGTTGGTACTGTATTTGCCGCGTTTTGTTTTAAAATTAGCATGTTTTTTCTCTCCTACTATGGTAGACACTCTCTTGCCATATGTGTAATGTATTTATCTTTCTTTTAATTTTTAGTCATTTCTATCCAACTTAAACTTGCTTCATCCCAGCGATATTGTTTACCGTCAGACGGATTAGGGATAGGACTAATCCATAAACAAGTATCTTCATCAAGTATCCAACTAGGATATGGTTTTGGGGGTATGAATGCATCTCTTTCTGAATCATAACTATAGCCGATTCCGGCATAATTCTTTCTAAGTGCTTTAGTTTGATCGGCGCTAGGGACAGAAGAATTTGGTTGATAATGGACTCCTCCCCTAGTATTGTAACTAGTCTGTATCCATTGTCCAGGAATACTGTCATCAAATGTATCGATAAAATCTTGTTCTGCTACTATAACGCTTACGACTACTCCATCTTTTACTTTTGCGAAATGGCTCATAAATTCTCCTACTATGCCAAATATCTAATAATAACTATACCACTACCGCCGGCACCGCCTGCAAGTCCCTGCCAAGCCGCACCGCCGCCTCCGCCGCCTGTATTTGTTCCACCTGCCGCACCATTGCTAGTGTCAGATGCGTTCCCGCCGTTGTTCAACCCGCCAGTACCACCTAAGCCGCCTCCACCTCCGTTGGCTGATCCACCGCCGCCGCCACCGAAGCCGCCGTAACCACCTACTGCATTAGTATATGTGCCACCACCGCCACCACCGCCCCAATAGTAATTTGTACCATTGATTGAACTTTGCATACCTGGCCCACCTGAACCTTGTCCACCGTATCCTGGGTTACCTGTAGTATTAGGGTTAGTATCGGGACCTTGGCCACCTGCTCCGCCACCGCCTGCTGCCTTAGTAGCATCGCCGGCTCTAGTAGCAGTCATATTTCCACCGCGATTACCGTATATTGTACCTGTGTTACTACCTAAACTGTTGCCACTACTTGCGCCGCCTTGATTTAATATACTATTGTTAGATGCCGCGCCACCACCGCTACCACCTGCTACGCCGGCGCCGCTATCGTGAGTACCTGATCCACCACCGCCCGCAGCGGTTGCTCCGAAACCCGTAGAGTTTCCGCCGCTACCGCTAGTAACTCCGGTAGTAGCGGCAGCCGGGGCACCGCCTGCACCTACTACGATAGAATAGTTTGTCGCTGATATAGGTATTGATGGCATGTATATTACGCCACCGCCTCCTCCACCACCGCCAATTGCCGAGCCACCTGCTCCGCCGCCGGCAACAATCAGTACTTCAACTGTAGCGCCAGATGTGGCCGCTGATACTGAAAAAGTTCCCGAAGTGGTAAATGTATGAACCTTGTATGCACCTACTGTGGTTATTGTTCCGCCAGTTGCTGTGATTGATAGTAATGATGCTACGGATATCCAAACAGGAGAATAATATACCTCTAAAGCACTAGTCGTAGTATTAACTCTGCTATATCCATTTGCAGGGCTTACAGGTCTTTGTGCTGTGGTTCCCACAGGTAATCCTAAAAATCCTGTATCATTTATTATTGTATTTTTAAGAGTTGCCATATTACTTAAACCGATATTTTATAATTACTATACCGCTACCGCCGGCTCCGCCTATACCATTCTCATTAGCACCGGTGCCGCCACCGCTACCTGTGTTAGCACCACCTGCACCACCTGTGCCTGAATCTGTTACTGAGCCATTGCCTCCGGCATTCCTTGCTTGAAGTCCACCTAATCCAGCAGACATAATACTGGCTGAGCCTCCCCATACAGTGGCTCCACCTCCGCCTCCTAATCCACCACTACCTCCCCAAGAAGGTGTATTGTTGTTGTAGGCTGCGCCACCGCCTCCAGCACCATACATATAATTGTTTCCATCTATATTTATAAGTATGCCAGGACCACCGTTGCCACCATTCAATGCATTGCCGGCAATTCCTGCGCCTCCGGCGCCACCGCCACCACCGCATCCATAATTATAATTTGTACCAGGATTACCAGCGCCACCTGCATAACCTGCATATACTGTCCAACCGCTTGCTACTGGTGCTGTGGCTGTTCCGGCAGAACAATTGTATGAACCACCGCCGCTATTAGCGCCGGCGCCACCGTTTCCACCTCTGCCAGAAGTATCATCACCGAATTCGTTTGCTCCGCTTCCACCACCTGTTGCTGTCACACCAAACGCACTACTAGAATTACCTGGATTATTTGAAGCATTGCTTGTAGATTGAGAACCGCCTGCTCCTACAACAATAGAATAATCAGCAATAGAAAGTGCTACACTACTATTATATAAAACAGCGCCGCCTCCGCCGCCTCCGCCGTGACCAAATCCACCTGCTCCGCCGCCACCTACAATTAAAACTTCTGCTGTAGATGCTATGCTAGCACTAGTTACTGAGAAAGTACCTGATGTAGTAAATGTATGAATCTTAAAATTATCTGCAGTGGCTATAGAGCCTCCAGTAGCCGTAACTGCACCTAAAAATAAACTATTGAACCAAGTGCTGTTATAATAAACTTCTAAGTAACCTGTTGTGCTATTAACTCTAGAATAACCATTGGCAGGACTTGCCGGGCGTTGAGCCGTAGTACCGATAGGGAAATTTAAAAATCCTGTATCGTTAATGGTTGTGTTCTTAAGTGTTGCCATAATTATATTTTAGGAAATTGATTCTTTACCTCTAATATACGGTTATACCACTCACTATTTTTACCAGGTATAATTTCATCATCCATCATATGCCATAGCATATCTAATTGATCACCTATAGACGGGTATGATTGCATTCTATCTCTTTGGTATCGGGTTTTTTGAAATTCCGCTAGTCCAGTAAAGAATCCATATCTTTGATCTTCATTATACGAAGTTCCATCTGGCCATAGCAAAACTGTGTTATCATCTAATTCGTGTTTCATGGTTATTTTATCCTTGTTAAAACGTTACTTGTAGCACTCATAGCAGCCTGTATAATAAGTGAAAATGAATATGTGCCTGAACTATAATTATTAGTAAATCGCAAAGAATTAATATCCGGATTATTTGGGTCTTGAAAATTAGACAATGTATAGTTACCAGAACTAAGTGATATTAAATTTGTACTCAATACTCCATACCTAGATACCCCAAACGAAAAATATCCATACGGGTTTGTGGCAGTAGTAGCACCAACAAAATAACCATAGCCTGTCATTCTGCCATATCCACTATTGTTGGTTATTAAATCAACAGAAGAATTAACATTTATAGATATCACACCGCTATATTCTATCAATGCTAGTGAACCATTATTATATGCCAGTGGTGAAATAATATTAGATGCTGTTACAGTAGGAGCTGTGGTTGTTTGAAGTGTGGCCATTATCTTGTCCTAGTTGTTAAATAATCACTATAGAAAGACTGACCACCTAATCCGCTAATTCTACTAATGGTAAAATAATAAGTGCCATTACCCCAAACTGTACCCATCGTGTTGTAAAATCTCAAATAATTTGTACCAAATGAGGGACTATATCTTTCAACACTGAAAGCACCACTTGAATCCTGTGTGATCTGTGTTTGTAAGCCATACTCACTTAATTGAAATGTAAGAGATCCGCTATGAAATTGACTTTGATTGACCCACCATACAAGAATACCATACATTCTTTCATAGTAACCAAAATTTGCAAACAAGTTTACGTAATTGACAGGATTATTGACACTGGTAGGAATAGAAACAGTCCCTGTGTATTCTCTATAAACTTGACTATTTGTGTTAGTGATCTGCAAAGGCGAGGTAAAACTAGTACTAGCAGTTAGGTTACCATTTATAGTTGTTGATTGTAACGTTGCCATTTAATTCACCCTAGTCAAATATGAAGATGTTATAGCATTTACTGGTGTAAAAACTGTCATATTAAGATGATAATTTCCATATGCCCAACTTGCATTATAGTTATTTGTCATTCTTAAATAATTAATATTAGGATTGGTTGGATCTTGGTATAAAGATAGACCCAATAACCCGTCGTTAAATGTCCAAGTATAATCTAATCCATATCTGGACAAAGCAAAATAAAAAGCATGGTTAGTGTTATAACTTTGATTAGCGGGCACTGCTATATATCCCGTGATCCAAGTATAACCTGCAGTATTTGCAAACACATTAGCAAAATTCCCAGTAGGGTCATAGTACGGTGTTTGTATGCCTACAAAGCCTGCCCATTGCTGAACAGATATTGAATTACTACATCTTATAGTTGCCGCCGTACTTGAGGTAGATACAGTAAAATTTGTTGCGGTTGTTGTTTGAAGGTTTGCCATATTCTATCTCCTAGAACATGGTTTTACTTATTCTCTAATCTTTTTATTTTGCCAGTCAATTCTTTGACTGCTTCGATTAGATATGCTGTGAGTTTAGTATAGTGAATACCTACTGGTTTACCATTTTCATCATAGCCAATAAGATTTGGTAATATTTTTTCTACATCCTCAGCAACAAGACCTGCTTCGTTTTTCTTGCTACCGTCTTTACGATCATAAGTTACACCAACTAGTTGCTGTATTAAATCAAGTGCATTAGTGATAGGATTGATGTTTTCTTTGAGTGCGATACTTGAAGTTTCTGTTACCGATGCTACTGTTAGTGCGCCAGCATTTGTTAATGTAAGTAGTGCGCTTCCTGATTGGGCTGCTGAAGTATCTAAAGTAGTAGTTGATGATTTTCTTGTTATGTAAAAAGTATCTGCAGCGGCATAAGCGGTACCTACATACCAAGTTGTGTCATTGCCCTCATTGAATAAAAATACACCCTGTCCTCTGCTTCCGGGACCATCAGCAGTGCCACTGCTTAAACAAATAGCACCTTGAACATATCCAGTTGATGAACCTATTACCTTAAACGGCACTTCTATTCCAGTAACGTTCAAGCATGAAGAATTTACAGCAATATTTGAAACTGCCAATGAAGTTAATGTACCAACACTTGTTACGTTTGGTTGAGCCGCAGTTGTTACCGTGCCGGCTGTTGTTGCTGATGTGGCTGCTCCGCTCAATGTGCCGGTGAATGTAGTTGCATTTACATTACCAGCAGATATGTTACCAGTTACTGATAATGACGATAGTGTACCAACTGATGTAACATTAGGTTGTGCGGCTGTTGTTAATGTACCTGTTAATAAACTTGCACCAATTGTACCACTATTTGCATATACATTACCTGCAGTAGCATTACCTGTTACTGCTAAACTTGTTAATGTACCAACTGATGTGATGTTTGGTTGTGCCGCAGTTGTTACTGTACCTGCTGTCGTTGCGCTAGTGGCTGCGCCGGTCAATGCTCCAACAAAAGTAGTCGATGTAACGCTAGTAAGACCTGCAACTGTAGTTACTGTAGATCCAAGTGTTAATGCCGTGCTACCTAATGTGACACTGCTATTTGCTAATCTTGCTTGTGCAAGAGTTCCGCTAGTAACATTACTTGCATTCAATGCCTCTAATGATGCGCCATTACCATAATGATTGCCGGTCAAGTTTGCCGCGCTAACATTACCTGTTACTGCTAGGCTAGTCAATGTACCTACACTTGTGACATTAGGTTGGCTAGCAGTAGTCAATGAACCTTGTACTGTTGTAAATATACCGGCACTTGCACCTACATTGCCGACATTGGCATTGCCTGTTACGCTTAATGCACTTAATGTACCGACACTAGTAATATTTGGCTGTGCATTTGTATAAACAGTTCCGGCTACTAATGCATTTGCTACTTGTCCACTTAAATTACCGCTAGGAATATTTGTTAAGCCTGCGGCGTTACCACTGAATATGCCTGTGTTTGCTGTAATATTGGCAGTAATGATATTACCATTGACATTTAGACCAGTCAATGTTCCAAGACTTGTTATTTGTGACTGGCTTGCGTTAACACTAAATGTGCTACCAGTTAATGTTAATCCTGTACCAGCAGTAAATGTACCAGCACCACTGAACTGTGTAAATTCAATATTATCGGTGCCAATAGTTGTAACTGTGCTTGTCTGTACCCAACCAGTGTCATTGTATGTTGTACCACCTGATACGAATACGAAATCACCTGATTCTACTTCTGGTACTGTATTGTAATCAGTCGCTCTTGTTAATACTGTGCTACTTGTGTAAGTATAGATACCATTATGTGCGGCATTCGCTTCGTTCTTAACAAGTACTCTTGTTCCAACAGTTGCGATATTGACACTATCAATAGTTGTATAAGTACCAGTAGTTGTCAATGTTGCACCGACACCACTAGTACCATTGTTGTAAGTTATCGTACCGCTAGTTGCCGTAGCAAGCGTACCCGTAGTCGCTGCCGCTACGCTGTCGTGTACATTTAATCCTTCAGCAACACTATCAACGTATGCTTTGGTTGCGGCATCCTGTGCATTTACTGGCTCAGCGAGATTACTGATATTGTTACCAGTCATATCTAGATTACCAGCGATACTGCTTATTCCGGTACCTGTCACCGTCAATACACCATTCGTTGATAAATTGCCTGCTGAGATATTACCGGTGACTGTTAAGTTACCTAATGTACCGACACTAGTGATGTTCGGTTGACTTGCTGTTGTGAGTGTGCCGCTTACAAAATTTGCTATAGCAAGATTACCTAATGCCGTGTTGCCTGTATTTGTAGTACCTACTATATCAAGATAATTAGTACCATCTGTTGTATATTGCCATATATCAGATGGTTCATTCCAGCGCAATTGAACTGCTGGTTCATCGCCTCGAACAACTCTAATACCTGCATTCGCTGTAGGCGTACCTGTAGTTTCTGCACTTAAGTCAATAATATTATCTTGAACACTTAATGATGTGACGCTTAAATTGCCGGCACCACCGTCAATGATAAGATTTCCTTGTACAGTCAAATCATCATTGATGTTGACTATACCAGAACCATTGGCGCTGATAGTAAGATTAGTATTTGCAGTATATGTAGTGAGGCTATCTGATTTCAATCCTGTAGCGATTGTGACTGGACTACCATTGCTTGTTGTGATGTTTTGTCCTGCTTCAACTTGCAATGTGCCTTTGATTTCGATGACACCTGTGCCAGTTGGATCTAATGAAATATCTCCTGAACCAGTGGTCTTTAATCTTACTGTTTGGTTAATGTCTGCTGAAACAACAATATCGCTTGCCGCTTCTTCAAGTACTTTTACACCATTGATGTACAATGATCCTGGGCCTATATAGGCATCTTTGAAATAGTTAGTAGCATTACCCAAACTCACAACATTGTTTGATGCTGGTGTGATGTTACCATATACTACTATTGATCCAGTAGTAAAGGTGTTTGTTGATTTATTGAAAGTTAGATTTGCGCTGCCGTTAGGACTGTCTGCATCATTGAATATGATTTGTGTATTACTACCTGCGATAGGACCAGTAGGACCTGTCGCTCCTTGAATACCAGTAGCACCAGTTAAACCAGTAGCACCTGTTAATCCTGTAGATCCAGTTAATCCAGTAGCACCTGTTAGTCCAGTTGCACCGATCGGGCCAGTAGCACCAGTCAATCCTGTAGCGCCAGTAGCGCCATTAGTACCTGCTAGACCAGTTGCACCAGTCAATCCTGTTGCGCCTATAGGACCAGTTGCACCTGCTGTGCCTTCTCCGCCACCTACGATATAACTTCCTGCAGGCAATATAACACTGTTGCCTTCAGTAGTAATAGATGCATTACCTAAATAGATAGTGTTACCTGAAAGATATAAATCTTTAAATCTTCTTGTACTATTACCTAAATCATATGTTATGTCTGCTGAAGGTGTTATAGAACCTGCTACTGTTAATCCGCCGGGTATAGTGACATTACCGGTAGTCTTGTTAAACGTGAATCCATTATTACCTGCAGGATTACCTTGATCGTTGAAACTGATTTGTGCATTACTGCCTGGTGCGCCTTGACCGCTTACATCAACAAGAATACCATCTACGACAAGTTCGCCGTCTACTGTGATCGTAGTGCCGAATAAACCCTGATAGTTTGATGATATTGTTAATGTATTGCCTGTATTGATAACTACAGGCATTGGCGCCGGTGATTGAGTACTTGCGGCATCAGCCCACGACAAATTGCCTGCACCGTTAGTAGATAGTATGTAACCACTATTACCGCCGGATATATGGAGATTGCTTACATTACCTAATGTAGTATTGGCTTCGCTGACCAGCAAGTTGCCAGTCGTCATTCCGTTCTTGACGTTAAAATACTTAGTAGTCACAGTTCCATATATCCCTGTTATACTAAACCAGATTTTTTAAGACTAGTTTAATATTATGTTTTAATATAACTGCTTACTAGATTTACAACACAACTTGCGCTGTTTGTAGTCGCGTAAACAGATACGTTTCCTGATACTCCGTTGATATTTGCACTTAGTTCAATAATGTCTGCACTTACGTTTGAGGATATTGAACCATATATCGTTATATAAGCATCTGTACCATCGTGTACAAGCAATGTTTCAACTGACTGATAGCCATTAGTTCCGCTTGCGCTGATTACATACTTAGCAGTTCTATAATCGCTTGGAGCAAAACTATCAATTAGTGTTGCTGTCGCTGTTGGTACGCTAACGTTTGCACGATTGCTTGTCACACCTACTTGTAGTTTAGCAACGCCACCTACAACCGCATTACCTGAAACAGCAAGACTTGTTAATGTACCTACTGATGTGATATTTGGTTGTGCCGCAGTTGTTAATGTACCAGTTAGTGTTGCACCGCTTACGTCGCCGGTAGCACTTATGTTACCCGCACTTGCATTACCTGAAACAGCAAGGCTTGTTAATGTACCGACACTAGTGATATTCGGTTGAGCATTAGTGTATACTGTACCGGCTACAAGAGCATTTGCTACTTGACCAGTGACGTTAGCACCTGTAAGATTTGTTAATCCACTACCGTTACCAGTAAACACACCTGTGTTTGCTGTGATATTGGCAGCAGTGATGTTGCCGTTTACAGCAAGACCAGTCAATGTGCCAATACTAGTGACGTTAGGCTGTGCGGCCGTAGTCAATGTACCTGTGACTAAAGTAAACACCGCGTTATTAGCACCGATGTTACCGACGTTAGCATTACCAGTTACGCTTAATGCACCACCTGTTGATAGATTACCTGCACTTACGTTAGCAGTGAATATACCAGCACCGCCACCGATATTACCGACGTTAGCATTACCAGTTACGCTTAATGCGCCACCAGTTGTTAAGTTACCACCTGATACGTTACCGGTTGCGGCTACTGTAGTTGAGAATACGCCTGCACCTGCTCCGATGTTACCAACGTTAGCATTACCAGTTACAGATAATGCACCACCTGTTGATAAGTTACCACCGGTAATATTACCAGTTGCAGTAATTAAGCCACCTGTGCCTAAATTACCTACGTTAGCATTACCAGTTACACTCAGTGCTCCAGCAGTAGTTAAGTTACCACCACTTACGTTACCAGTTGCTACTACTGCACCAAGTGTAGTTAAGTTACCACCACTTACGTTACCAGTTGCTACTACTGCACCACCTGTATTTAAATTACCACCATCGATGTTGCCAGTTGCAACAATCAAGCCACCTGTGCCTAAGTTACCAACGTTAGCATTACCAGTTACACTCAGTGCTCCAGCAGTAGTTAAGTTACCACCACTTACGTTACCAGTTGCTACTACTGCACCAAGTGTAGTTAAGTTACCACCACTTACGTTACCAGTTGCTACTACTGCGCCACCTGTAGTTAAGTTACCACCACTTACGTTACCTGTTGCAGTAATTAAACCACCTGTGCCTAAGTTACCGACGTTAGCATTACCTGTTACGCTTAATGTTCCACCTGTTGATAAGTTACCTGCACTTACGTTAGCAGTAAACACACCTGCGGCTGCACCGATATTACCTACGTTAGCATTACCTGTTACACTTAGTGTTGATAGTGTACCAACGCTAGTGACGTTTGGTTGACTTGCAGTAGTCAGTGTACCAGTCAATAATGAAGCACCGATAGTACCGCTATTAGCATATACGTTGCCTGCTGTTGCATTTCCTGTAATTGCTAATGAGCCTAATGTACCAACGCTTGTTAAACTTGAATTTACAACAGTTGATGATAATGTTGTACCTGTCAAGTTGGCTGCATTAGCAGTAATTGCTACGTTAGCAGCCGCTGTTAATTGACCTTGTTGATTGACCGTGAATGTAGCATTGTAATCACCATTACCATATGCGCCGGCTGTTACAGTGGTATTGCTAATGCTAAACTCTGTACCGTTTAGTGTTAGTCCTGTACCTGCTGTATAAGTACCAGCACCACTAAATTGATACCAAGTAACTGGACTTGTACCAACAGTAGTTACTGGATCGGTCATCACCCAACCAGTATCGTTATATAATGTACCTGCACTGACGAATGTAAAATCACCACCAGCCATTTCAGTTGGCGTATTGAAGTCAGTTGCTCTTGTCAATACTGTGCTACTTGTGTAAGTATAGATACCATTATGTGCGGCATTCGCTTCGTTCTTGACGAGAATACGTGTGCCGGCACTTGCAATGTTAATGCTATCAATAGTTGTATATGTACCAGTTGTTGTAAGAGTTGCACCAACACCTGCTGTGCCGTTGTTATATGTAACAGTACCGCCTGACAATACAGCCAATGTATTTGGTGTTGCTGCCGCGCAAGGTGCATGTATGTGCAAGCCTTCTGTGGCTGCGTCAACATAGCCCTTAGTGGCTGCATCTGTGCTTGCTACTGGAGTTGCTAAGTTAGAAATAATAAAGTTACCAACGTTAACTGTACCAGTACCTGTAGGTGTTAAATTAACATTTTGATTTGATCCGGTTGCAGTAATTGTTATACTTGATGTTTTACCAACAATCAAATCAGTTACAACGTTTGCACTTGAAACTATATTACCTGTTACATCTAATGATGAAAGTGTACCAAGGCTAGTTACATTTGGTTGTGCCGCTGTTGACAATGTACCACTGATGTTATTACCAGTAATGTTTGCATTAGCATCACGAACAACAACTGTATTTGCTGTTGCCGCTGTTGCAGTATCATAACCGTCTAATAAATCAGCATTTAAATTCGTTACTTTAGTAGTTGATGCTACTACGATTGGTGCTGTACCAGTTGCAACGTTTGATTCTAATGCACTTGCTACAACTTTTCCAGCAGTAGTTAAGTTACCACCTGATACGTTACCAGTTGCGGCTACAAGACCTGCTGTTGTGATATTTCCACCACTTACGTTACCAGTTGCGGCTACAGCACCTGCTGTTGTGATATTTCCACCACTTACGTTACCAGTTGCTACTACTGCGCCACCTGTAGTTAAGTTACCACCACTTACGTTACCTGTTGCAGTGATTAAACCACCAGTACCTAAATTACCAACGTTAGCATTACCTGTTACGCTTAATGTTCCACCGGTTGATAAGTTACCACCTGTTACTGTACCTGTAGCAGTAACAATTCCGGCTGTGCCTAAGTTACCAACGTTAGCATTACCTGTTACATTTAATGTTCCACCGGTTGATAAATTACCACCAGTAACAGTACCGGTTGCAGTAATTAAGCCACCTGTGCCTAAGTTAGCAACGTTAGCATTGCCTGATATATTTGCATATCCAGTGATGTTTGCACCAGTTGAAGTGAGTACTAAAGTAGAATTGCCATCAACATTTGCAATGATATTACCATTTGCTACCGGAACACTTACGCTTGAATTACCGTTGCTGATACCTGAAGTACCAACCGTAACCCAACTTAAGTTACCTGAACCATTAGTCTGCAAGAATTGTCCTGAAGTACCACCGGTGATTATCACGTTACCGTTAGGACCAAAATTACTTACGCCGTTGACTGTGAGTCCGGTCAATGTACCTACACTAGTGATGTTAGGTTGAGCATTAGTCGTTAACGCTCCTGTAAAGAAATTTGCAGTAGCCAAATTACCGAGATTAGCATTTCCTGTAAATAAATTACCGGAAGACGCATCGATATTTGCGTTACCTACTGTTAAACCATTTTTGACTACGAAATTTTTTATACTCATTTTGTTTTGATCCTATTTTTTTAGTCAGGAACATATGTCCCGATCAAATTTATTTTTGTATTTGTGGACAACCCAGTCGCACGTAACTCTACATTTCCGCTACTAACCCCTGTAGTGATAGAGACTGTGTTGCCTCCACCATCGTTTATCGCCGCATACACTGTAATATAACTATTTATGTCATCATGTATCAAAAGCACTTCTAGGCTCTCATAACCTATATCACTACTACTTCTTACCACATATTTTGCTGATCTATACTTACTGACAGGAAAACTATCAATAATCGTATCTGTAGTAACTGCTATATTACCGCGCTTACTTGCGATAGAATTAGTAATAACTGTGTTTGCATTAGCAATATTTGATGTAACATTTCCTGTTACATTCAAACTAGTCAATGTACCTACACTTGTAACATTTGGTTGAGCATTGGTAGTTAGTGTACCAGTAACTAAATTTGCGCTAACATTACCTGTCACAGAGATATTATTATTAGCAATTAAATTACCCTGTACAGTAACGTTTGCAGTAGTACCGCCCATCGTGATGTTTGATACAAGGCCTAAATTAATATCATCTACGAGTGACGCAAAAATACCTGCATTATTTCCGGTAACTGCTATAGTGGCGCTACCGATAGTTACGCATCCACTGTTTGATACTAGATAATTACCTGCTAAAGTATTAGCGCCGGATACGTTACCGGGTGTAACATTACCAGTTACAGATAATGATCCTAATGTTCCTACCGTAGTGATGTTTGCTTGACTTGCGGTTGTCAAATTACCACTAATAGTAGTCGCTTCAATGTTACCCTTAAATGTCTGGGCGCGAACATTACCAAGTGTAGTAAATGTAACTATTTCACCCGTAATACTTGATTGGCTACTAAATGCAAATTCAGCATTGCTAGTATCCCAACCCATAAATGCGATACGTGCTTGTGTATCGTAATAGTTTAATGCTGTACCGATATCCTTACCGGTATTTGCTACAGGAGGTACCCCGTTTGGACCAGTGTTTAAGTTGACTATCGGATCTTCTACGCTGAATTCTTCAACGTTGATATAAATTAAATTACCGTTTACTTGTAGATTTCCACCTACTACAGCATTTCCTGACACAGCCAAATCAGTTATATTTGCTGTACCAGTAACACTAATATTTCCGTTTATACTTAATCCAGTTAATGTACCTAGACTTGTGATGTTTGGTTGTGCGGCATCGGTCACAGTGTTTGCAGTACCGGCATGAACTGCATTAGAAATATTACCTGTGATATTACCGACAATATTAGCACCAGGAACGTTTGTCAAGCCGGCTGCATTACCGTAGTATGCGCCGGTATTAGTAACGATATTTCCTGTGACTGTTAAATTGTTTGTTGTACTGTTAAAAGTAAAATTGGCGCTTGCGCCAAAGTCACCGTTGTTATTAAATTGAACTTGTGTATTGCTACCGCCTGGATTGCTTAGATCCCAAGCAGAACCGTTTGCATAGTAAAGATTATCTGTCTTTATGCCACCAGCAGTCAAATTACCTAATAAATTTGCTCCAGCAGTGTTCACTACAAATACATTAGCGACACCTGATACAGTAGTTGCTACATTACCATTAGCATAAACTTTTACATTACTAGTACCGTTTTCTATTTCAGTTGTGCTTGTTTGTTCAGTACCTTCAATAACGAATGTTCCACCTAATTCATTACGAATAACAACGAAACCATTAGCGTCTACACTAATAGTCGCTGTGTCTAAGTAAATCGTATTGCCACCAAAATAACCATTACGCCAACGAGCATTGGCTCTACCTAGATCATATGTGTCATCTGCACCAGGTATGATGCTTCCTGTAGCATTTATATTACCGGGAACATTTAAATTACCGTTATATGCTAAGAAAGTAAATCCATTATTACCGGTCGCAGTACCGTTAGTATCAAATAAAACTTGTGTAGGGTTAGACTGTATGCTATCTTGAATTTCAACGAGTATACCATCAACTGTCAATTCACCGTCAATAGTTATTGCTTGCGTGTAAAGACCTTGAAAATTATCATTGACAATATATGACTCACCAGTAGGAATCAAATACGGCATAGGAGCCGCACGATTGCTTTCTGTGTTTATTGTGCTGAAAGTTAGATTGCCGTTACCATCAGTAGTCAATGCTTGACCACTACTACCACCTGTAATTTTAAAATTACCGACATTACCAACGTTGCTTATGCCATTGGCTGTAAAGTTGATGGTAGTTATATCGGCATTAGCCTGAATAACTGTAATGGCAGGATCCCCTGCCGAGAATCCTGCTATCGAATTTAATGGTCGAACAGCCATATTAGGTACATCCTATTAATATTATATCAATCTATACTGAGTTACCCATAAAGTTGAATTAGAACTTGCTGGGGTTACTTGTAATTCTATGTTGCTTCCTGCTATGTTTACTGCAAGAGTACCCGTGCTTCCTCCTAATGTTACTCCACCGAACACTGCCCAATCTACAGCACTACCGTTTGTAACTGCCTGTACAGTTGCTACACTTTGTTTGCCGCCTGAATCGAGTCCTTTGACTAACCATTGAACTCCGGTCACTCCTGTGACTGTGAACGTTGATATAGTTTGGTTTGCAGTTATCGCAGTTGTAGTAACTTCATCCCATGTAATAGTAGTATTACCTACATTTACTTGAGTATTTGCTGTGATAATATTTGCTGTGTAATTATTTGACTGTAGATTTCCGGCAATTGTTAGATTACCTGAAGCGTCAATATTACCTGCGTAGACATTTGCCCAACGCTGAGTACTTGTGCCCAAATCAAGTGTCAAGTTAGCGTTTGGATTCAATGCTGATGTGACATTCGCTTGTACATTCAAGTTACTGACGTTTGCAAGACCTGCTGTAGCAAAGTTGGCTGCAACAACATTACCTGTGAAGTTTGCAGTATTACCAGCAAGTTCTAAGTTTACGCTTAGATTTGGTACGATGACATTGCCGCTAAAGTTTGCTGTGTTACCTAACAATGCATTACCAACTGTTACATTTGCTCCATTGAATACAGCATTACCACTAAAGTTTGCAGTATTACCAGCAAGTGCTAGATTTACAGTTAGATTTGGTACTACGACATTACCACTGAAGTTTGCTGTGTTGCCAGTCAATGCATTAACAATGTCTATGTTACCAGCATTGACGATGTTTGAAACGTTAGCAGTTGGTACAACGATCAATGTATTTGCATTGACATTGTTTGCTAGTACGTTACCAGTTGCTTGAACATTACCTGATGTAGTTAAATTCAATCCACTTACGTTAGCATTTGAACTGATAGTACCATTAGCCGCAATATTACCGCCAACTGTTAGGTCGAGTGTGATATTAGCAATACTACTAATGCTCAAGTTGTTTGCAGTAACGTTGCCGTTGCTTAGTGTATTCCAAGTTAGACTGCTAAATGTTGCATCACCAATGTTTGGTGTCACAAGATTTGCGCTTGTCTTGACGACGATGTTGCCTGAACTGATAGCAGTGGTGTCATTATCAACATTTGCGCTGATTACTGTACCAGTGATAGCAATACCATTACCTGCACTAAAAGTGCCGGCTGCGCTAAACTGGCTAAACTGAATGTTTGTCAATCCAAACAGTATTTCAGTTACCGGATCAGTCAATACATAACTTGAACCAGCATAGTTTAGGCCTGCTAATACAAAGAAGTAGTCGCCATAACCTAATGCCGTTGTCTCTACTGGGCTATATGTATCTTCGTCTGTTGCTCTTGTCAATACCCACGCAGTTGAACCATTACCCACTGTTGTTACAGTATAGACACCGTTCTCAAATTGATTTGTCTGACCTTGAACAAGAACTCTGTTTGTTGATACTAATGCAATACTATCAATAGATAGTGCGGCGTTTGCACCTGCGTTTGTTAGTGTTGCGCCAACACCAGTGTTCGCTCTTGCAGTTTGTGATAGACCTGCACCGTTAGTCAATGTAGTGACTTCAGCACCGAAATACCCTGCCTTGACTGTTATAGTATCGGCTCCTGGGGTGCTGTAGACAAAGTATGGGTCATTGCCGATGATACCATTGAAACTGTTATCCCAAGCAAGTTCATCACCTATGCTTAGATTGTGATTTGCACCAAACTGTATTGTTTTACCACCAGTGATTGCGATTGTAGTCAATACGCTACCACCGTTTGCGTAAGTAGCATTCAAGTTAGTTACACTTGTTACTCTTACTGCCGTGTGTATTGTTAGACCTTGTGCAGTGCTGTCAACATATTCTTTTGTTGCCGCATCATTTGGTTGTGTTGGTGCACCAACTTGTGCTATACGGGCTAATGATGCTTCGATCACACCATTAGGGCCACCAGGAACAAGATTGATATTGACATTTGAACCTGAAGCAGTAATCGTTAGATTACCATTTGCTGTGATGTTTGAAGTTAGTAAACTACCAACATTTGCTTCGCCGGTTACTGCAAGATTTGCACCAACTAAGAAACTGTTTGCAGTCACGTTACCATTTGCTATGATATAACCTGCTGTTGCGTGAATATTACCTGATGTGAACAATCCAGTATCGGATATTGTCACAATGTTAGATACAGCATTTGAACTGAATTCAATGTTAGCATCTTGGAATATTCTTACATTACTATTACCGTTTGCTAATGTACCAACTAAGTTACCTGCATTTACATTTCCAATAACGTTTAGATCGTTAGCAACGTTTACATAGTTTGCAAGAGCCAAATTACCTAAATTAGCGTTTAGTGATGTTAGGTTACCAGTAAAGTTTGCAATGTTACCGTTTAAATCATTAGCAACGTTTACATAATTAGCAGTTGCTAAGTTACCTAAACTTGCATTTAGTGATGTTAGGTTACCAGTAAAGTTTGCAATGTTACCATTTAAATCATTAGCAACATTTACATAATTAGCAGTTGCTAAGTTACCTAAACTTGCATTTAGAGCAGTGATGTTACCTGTAAAATTAGCAGTATTACCATCAAGTTGTAGATTTACAGTTAGGTTTGGTACTACAACATTGCCGCTGAAGTTAGCAGTGTTACCACTAAGTGCCGCATTTACGTTTACGTTGTTTGATATTAAGTTGCTTGCAACATTGATGTAATTTGCATAAGCAAGATTACCGAGATTTGCATTCTCAGATTGTAAGTTACCACCTAATGTAAGAAGATTTGATGTCTTGTTAAATGTGAATGCATTGCTACCATCTACCAAACCATTGTCTGAGAAAAGAACAGTTGTATTTGGCGCAGTGATTGTAATGTTGGCTTGTACGTTACCTACGAATGTACCTGCTGTTACATAGCCACCGGCAGGGAATGTGACGTTACCTGTATTATCATAAACAGTACTGAAGCCGTTTGACGTTAGTGTTAAGTTACCAGTACCGCTGTTGATATTTGGTGTCAATAATGTATTTGTTATGTTTGCATTACCTGTTACAGTCAATACTTGTGTAGTATCGTTGTATGTAAAGTTTGCGCTGGCTGCAAAATTATCACCTAAGTTATATTGAATTTCAGTATTTGAGCCGGCTGCTTCTTGTAAGTCCCACGGATTGCCGTTAGCATATAATAGATTGTCTGTACGTACATTGCCTGCTTGCATCGTGTTAGTAACGTTGACATTTGATGATACGTTTACAAAGTTAGCACTTGCTAGATTTCCAAGATTAGCATTTAAGGCAGTGATGTTACCACTAAAGTTTGCTGTGTTACCAGCAAGTTCTAAGTTGACAGATAAGTTATTTGTAACAGTGTTTGAAGCAATATTAGCAAAATTTGCGGTTACAATATTACCAAGATTAGCATTGTTAAATTGTACGTTACCTACAACTGTCAATAAGTTAGTGGCATTATCGAATGTAAAGTTTGCACTCGCACCAAAATTATTACTATTATTAAACTGAATCTGTGTATTAGAACCAGCCGCTTCCTGTAAATCCCAGGGTTGACCGTTACTATAATATAGATTGTCTGTTAAGATACCATACGCGGCATTAGTGTTGCTTACTGCAACGTTTCCTACGAACGTACCTTTATTTGCTGTGATATCTGCGTTTGCAAGTATCACATTTGCTGGGACTTCTCCTACTGAGAAGCCGCCTACTGAATTAAGTGGTTTAAGTGCCATGTTTGATAATCTCCGCTGTCGTATTTATCTCAATATACATAAAAAGTAGTCACTTGCATCCTATGAGTCATCAAATTTGCGCTCTGAGGTGTCATGACTAACTGAACCGAAGCCGGTACTATGATGTTTCCTGCATCATATTGTACTGCGAAGTCTCCGGTATACCCGTTTACCGGTAGTGTGCTATATTCCGCATAGTTAACTGTGCTTCCTTTCACTACCGCTGAAATTTTTATAAAATTTCTTATGTTTGCATCATCGCTGATAATTGTTAAATCTATTGCCGCAAGATCGTCTGCTGGAATACTCAATAAGACTTGCGAACTAGTGCTGTTCGTAGTAGCAAAATAAACATTTGCTTTACTAAATTCATAGACACCAGAACCCATCTGAAATGAGTTCGCTATCAAGTTGCCTGCTACATTGACTTCATTTGTAACATCATTGAAAGTCAAAAATGGACTTCCGGCAAACGTACCTGCACTGTTATATTGAATCTGTGTATTGCTACCGCCCGGTGTGCCACCGCCGTTGCCGCCACCGGCATTTTTCCAACTTAGATTACCTAATCCGTCTGTACTGAGTACATATCCATTAACACCACCTGGTATATGTATATTAGCGATATTACCTAGATTTACGTTTGCTGAACCCTGTGTGTTTAAATTACCTGCAACCGTCAATGTGCTAGATGCTAATATCGTAGTGTTACTTAATGATACCGTTCCGCTTAAGTTTGCTGTTCCAGTAGCAGTAAAGTTTGCACTATTCAATGTAGTCAACACATTCATTGTACCTAGAACGTTTGCGTTGCCACCTAAGTACATGTAGTTAGTAGTCTTGTTCCAAGTCAGTGTATTGTCACCACCGAATGTGTCGTTATCGTTAAACTGAATTTGTGTGTTTAATCCACCGGGTGTACCACCATTGCCGCCGTTACTCTGTGGTACCCAACTTAAATTACCTATACCGTCTGTACTGAGTACGTAATTAGCATTGCCACCCGTGATAGTAATGTTGCCTACGTCTCCTAAATTACTAGTACCTACTACTGTTAATGATGTAAGATTACCTATGTTTGTGATATTAGGTTGACTAGCAGTGGTTAATGTTCCTATTAAGTAATTTGCTTCTACGAAATTTCCTGCATTTAAGTTACCTGTAATAGTAATATTACTACCTAAACCAGTACCACTCATGCTACCATTGAATGATATATTACCATTACTATTTGGTATTGCCGTATCAACATTTAACCAACCAATGTTTCCTAGATAATTGATATTTTGTTGTGCATTAGTTGTCAACGTACCTGATATAAAATTTGCCGTTAATAGATTTCCAGCGTTGACATTTCCTGCAGTTACATTGCCAGTTACTGATAATGAAGTCAATGTACCGACACTAGTGATGTTGGGCTGTGCAGGAGTTAATAATGGTCCTGAAATTCCTGATGCAGTTACGGTTCCTGATACTGCTAAAGAAGTTAGTGTTCCAACACTAGTGATATTTGGTTGAGCATTAGTTGTTACTGTGCCAGCAAATGTTGCATAATTTGCGTTAGAAATATTACCTACAAAATTACCTATAAAGTTTGCGGCTGTAACATTTCCTGTTACAGTTAAACTTGTTAGATTGCCTACGCTTGTAATATTTGGTTGAGCATTTACTGTGACTGTACCAGCTACGTTAGCGGCATTGGCTAAATTTGCTGTATTGGCAAATGTTGCTAGATTGGCTGTGTTTGCTATAGTAGCACTATTTGCTACTCCATATAAATTACCAATAAAGTAATTCGATGTAACACTATTACCTAATGTTGTATTACCACTTACAGTAAGTGATGTCAATGTACCGACACTAGTGATATTAGGCTGAGATGCTAGTGTTACATTTCTTGCAAGATTGGCTGTACCAAATAAATTACCTATAAAGTAATTTGATACGACTTGATTTCCTAATGTAGTGTTGCCAACAACAGTTAAACTTGTTAGATTGCCTACGCTTGTGATATTTGGTTGTGCTGATGTGTAAACAGTACCGGCTATCAATGCGTTTGCAACTTGACCACTGACATTAGCACCCGCTACATTATTTGCTACGTTGGCAAAACCTACTGTCCCACTAACATTAGCACCTGCTACATTATTTGCTACGTTAGCAAAAGCAACTTGACCACTGACATTAGCACCAACTAAACCAAATAAATTGTATCCATTACCTGCAAAATAATTAGCATTGATCCAGTTAGCACTTGTTATGTTGGCTGATAGTGTTATATTTGATGCTATAATATCTGTGGCTGATAAAGTTCCATAAATTGTAGCATCCGTTACTGATAAGTTTACACCGGTAATAGCATTGCCGGAAGATATAGTATTTGCTACTGAAAGAGTATTGCTGACCTTGTTATAAGTGAATCCTGCATCTCCGCCGAATACACCTGCATCATTAAACTGAACTTGTGTGTTTGCACCGCCGGGCACACCGTTACCTGTGTTTCCACCGTTACCTGCAGGTGCCCACGTTAGATTACCTGCACCGTCAGTCTGTAAGAAATAACCATTGGTACCACCCAAGATCACAACGTTTGATACGTTTCCTAAGTTGGCATTACTACCTACTTGTAATTTTGTGACTGTTAATAAACTAGTAGCACTATTAAATGTGAATGCCGAACTCGCACCTAGCAATCCAGCATTGTTATATTGAACTTGTGTATTAGAACCTGAAGCGCCTATGCTTAGTGGTTGACCGTTAGCATATAGATATGCGTTGGCAAATATACGATTTGCCGTGACGTTGGCATTGGGAGCGTTGACGTTGTTAACAACATTTCCATTCGCATCTATTACTAATTCCGGTGGGATTCCTACGGAATATCCACCTAACGTGTTAAACGGTTCAGCACTCATTATTGCACAGGTCCTCTATCATCTTATTATATTTATCAAATATATTCTTACTAAGCCATAGAAAAAAGATCCGATTAGAACTTTTTTCTAAATATAGTCATGCTTACTAAACAAAAATCAAGACCTATATGCAGTCATTGTGGTATAGTGCCGGCCAAGCCCAACGGTATAAGTAAGTTAGGATTCAAAAAATGGCACAAGTATTGTATAGATTGCAGTAAGTTATTGTATAGCGAGAAGCACAAGTACCTACAAAACAAGCAAATGAAGTGTGAGTTCTGTGGCTTTAAAGCGCAGGACAAATGTCAGATGGATGTAGTATTTAAAGATGGTAATAAGAAGAACAAGAAAGAAAGTAATCTAAAAACACTATGTGCTAACTGCGCCAGGTTGTTTCAAAAACGCTTGAAGAAAGGGCGCAAGTCAGTCATGAACATGACTGTTGATGCTGATATAAGGATTAGTTGATGAAAGTTTTAATAGCAGGTGATAGTTGGGGTTGCGGGTGTTGGGATAAGACCGGAAATACACATAGAGGTCTAGAGTTATTTCTACAGATGAAGGGTCACATAGTGACTAATTTATCTGTGTGCGGTTATTCAAATACAGAAATTTATAGGTCATTAAAAACAGTTGACTTATCAGAATTTGATTATGTTTTTGCATTTTATACCAATCCATTTAGAGATATAATATCTGATAATTTATATTCCAAATATTTCGATGTTCCTGATTACACTATAACATACAAAGATGTTTTAAAAATGTATGATGAATTATGGTGCAATTCATATCTGATGTTTGATAGTCTGAATTATCCGATACACATGATAGGTGGGCACCACAAATTAGAAGAGATAGAATCGACCAAAAATCTAATTAGTTTTATACCTAGTATACGGGAAATGTTTTATAAAGATTATGTGCAACCTAAAATCGTTTATATTTCTACTGTTTTTAAAAACTACTTAAAAAAATTTGATAGAGATACTATAGATTTTCTGTATGAAACATATAATGTATATCTAAATCTACAAAACATACAGCAAGAATATTTTTACCCTGACGGATATCATTTGAATGCAAAGGGGCATTTAATCTTATCTGGTCGTATAGAAGAATTCATGAAGTAGATGCTGATTTAAGATTGCTTGATCTTGGCTAAATGCAGTTTACTTAATATAACTGTATAAACCCAACCTATATCTATCTCAAACCATCTACGACTGAGTTTGGCACTTGCAGGACTGAGGTGGTGATTGTTGTGCAACTCCTCTCCACCAATAATAATGCCCCAAGGACTAATGTTTCTACTGTGATCTTTAGTTTCACCATTACGATATCCCCAATAATGTCCTATGCCATTGATGATTCCGGCGGCCCAGAACGGAATCCATATCATCTGTACGCCCCACACCAACAGTCCCCACCATGAAAATAAAAGTAAATTTATCAATAATAACAAAACTATTCCTAGACGAGAATGTTTACTGTATACATTCTGTTCCACCCAATCATCAGGAGTGCCAACACCATATTGTTTAATCATTTCTTTATCTTTACTTGCAATATGATATAGTAATGCACCTTTGAATACTACATTGTATATACCATACACATGTGGTGTATGTGGATCTCCTTCAAAATCACTGTATCTATGATGTTTGCGATGTATTGCTACCCACTGTCTTGTAATCATTCCTGTAGTTAACCATAACCAGAATCGCATGAAATGTGAAACAGCAGGATGAAACTCTACTGATTTATGTGCTTGACTTCTGTGGAGATAAAGTGTGACACACAATATTGTGATGTGTGTGACTATGAGGGTATATAGGATTTCAATCATAATTTATTTATGCCCGACAAAAAGGGGACCGAAGTCCCCTGATTGTTCTTCCCATCCCGAAAGAAGATTTGATTATTGGAATGTTAAGTTCTGTACAGCAATCTCACCAACGTAATCAGCTGCGTTACCGAACGATGACGCAGTGTTAGTTAATTCGATGTAACCATAACGAGTCATAAATGACACGACTGGTTCGAATGTTGATGGATCTAGAACAACACCACTGCTCATCAATGGAATGTATGGGCAGTAGAATGCGGCTGCGTCAGTCTCACTTGAACCTTTATAACCAACCAATACTGGCTGAGTATCTGGTGCATATGAGTCAACGAATACGCGCATTGCACCGTTCAATGTACCAACAAACTTAGTGTTAGTTGGTGCTTCGAAAGTGCCTTCAGTAGTTCTTGCGAATGCTGAAGTTGTTGCTGACTGTAGAACAGTCAATGATGCTGGTGATACAACTGCCCAGTTACCTGCACCGCGACGTGTGCGCTGTGCAATCAAGTTTGCTACGCGGTTGATTAGAACTGCTAAGGCAGCATGTTCGTCACCAACGTATGTTGCAGTACCTGATACTGTTGCTTGGTTGTATGTGAACTCTGTTGAAGCAAGAGTACGCAATGACAACAAGATTTCTTGATCGATTTCAGCAGTAATTTCTTGGGCAAGTGCTGCCATGATTTCTGCTTCGATGTCGATACCATGCTGTGACTGAGCATCCTGAGCTGCTTCAAATGTCCAACGTGCTTGCAACTTACGTGATTTGGCTTCAACAGCCTGACGTAAGATTTGTACGCTGATCTGCTTACCGCCGTTACCTTCTAATGCCGCAGTATCATTACCTGTGTAGTAATTTGATGATGTTGCATTTTGAGGTGAACGTGAATAGGCCTGAGCAATTTTGAATGGGCTCAATGCTTCTTCACCAGCAACAACGCTAGTAGCGGCTGCTGAGTTGTCAGTCAATGACTGAGCATAACGTACACGCAATGTGTGTATCTGACCAACTGGACCAGTCATTGGCTGAACGCCGACTAGTTCGTTAGCAATAACAGTTGGCATAACACGACGGATTACTGGAAGAATCACACGGTTTAATGTTGCGATATTACCAGCAGTCGTTGTGCCTGCAGTAGATTCTGCGAGCAACTGTTTTTTGGTGTTTTCTAGAATAACACCCATCGTTGAACGGCGAGTTCCCTTTAAGCCTTCTAACAGGGCCTCTTTGGTCTCGTCCCAACGGCTTTCTAAGAGTACTTTTGACATTTTAATATTCTCCTAATATGTCTTACTTAAGCCCTGCCAGACGCTTGAAATCGATCAAATTGTTTTCAACGCTTGGATCTTCTTCAATTTTCTTTTTGGCAGTTTCTTTATCACCAGTTACTTCTTTTACAACACTTTCAGTGAGAGCAGTTTTAGCGCCTGACTTCTCAATTCCTGTGTTAAGAACTGCTGGTAGATACTTATCGAAAGCGGACTTCAATTTTGGTGTCTGTACGCTTTCAAGTAAAGCCTTCATCACATCAGCCTTCTCTTTGTTTAGAGGAGATAGAAGTTTTTCCATTTCCTTTTCACGCTGAGTTGATTCTTTAATGATTCTAACTTCACGATCCTTTGACTCTACAAGCTTATGTGCTTCAATAGCCTTTGCTGTAGCCTCAGCCAACGCCTGATCTTTCGCAGTAATTACTGACATTAACTTGCGGGCTTCTGCTTTATCATTTAGATAAGTTACAGAATACTCACTAGCAAATGCTTCGAATAACTTACGTCCGAAACTGTTTTCGCGGGCTGTTTTGATGTCTTCTTTGAGTTGTGATAGTTCACCCTTCAAATGAGATGATATTGCATCGCTGACTCTCTTTGCGCTTTCGGCAACAAATTTTTGCTTAAGTGCTTCAAGTTTCTGGCGACCTTCTGTGACCAACTTAACGCGAGCCTCAACAACTGCTTTCTTATCCGTTGAAAATTCCCTGATCTCTTTTGCAAGAGCATGGACAACGAATTTTTCTAACTTTTGTTGATTCTCCATTTGAGCCTTACGATCATTGCGCAATTCTTTGATTTCTTCGGATAGTTTAGTAACCATGAAACCATTGAATTTGGCTGCATTTTCTTGCATTTTAATTTTCGCTTGTACTCGGTCTTCGTTTAAAGCCTTTCTCTCATCATGAAATTCTGCAATTTCAGTTGAGAGGCTTTCTGTTATCATCTTATCTAGGGCTTCTACCATAACGCTACGATCATGCTCGTAACGGTGTGCAAATTCCTCGCGGAGTTCAGCACGTACTTGATCACGGGCTTCAGTCAACTTTCCTTCCCAAACTTTATTAATTTCGTTTGAGATGTCTTCGCTGATGAGACCGCTTTCAACTAATGGTTTGATAGCATCTAACATGCTCTTATCCCCTATTTTATATTTTAAGTTCCTTGATGAGGCGCTTTACTTCCTCAGCCAAGTAACTTTGTACCTTCTTGTCGCCTCTTGCTTCTCTAGCGATATCTATGACTTTATGACCATGCTTCATATTCATGAGGCTTTCGTATATTGCTTTAGGATATGCGTTAGGTGCGCTAGGTTGTGCGACTATATCTACAGTGATTATTTCAAAATCACTTACTTTGCCATCTAAGTCGCTTACATTACCTGATCCACGACTTGAAACGCCTAGTTTCACACCACTTTCCAACATTGTCTTTACTAATTGACCCATTGGAGTTGGTAGAATTTTTAATTTACCGAAACCGTTTGCGCCATCCATCCACATATTTGTGATCATATGGCTGACACGGTCTAAGTTAATTTTTAAATCGTCTGGGTGATCAACTTCACCCAACACTGAATAACCTTCTTGGATTTGCTTGTTTAACGTATCTACTGCGGTCTCTATTTCAGAAACGGGGTAAACACGCTCGTTTGCGTTTTTAACCCCGCCCTGAATAAAGATGCCCTTCATATAGAGGGTCTTTAACTCGTCGTTGCCTTCCTTGACGGACTCAACGACCATGTTCGCTCTATCGAACGTTAAGTGCTCCTTGAGATACAAAGCCATTTGTCTCCAAGTTCCTCTTAATTAACCTTTGGCTACCGGGCTCTTGCTATTTGCTGAACCGTCCTTAGTCACTGGCTTAGGAGCGGCTGACAAATCAACTTTTGCCTTGCCACCTGGTACGTTCTTGAATGAACCTGCACCTGGTAGATCGCCTTCTTTCTTGCTGTACTCATTTGATGGACCTTTTGGACCATTTGGTACAGATTCAGTACCGCCTGCGAATTTGACAGGCTTGCTGTCCATTCCCTTAGCGCCTGAGTTTGCTGTTACCGGGCTCTTAGTCTGAGCACCGTTATCACCGTGAGTTACAGATACTTTTTGTAACTGTACGGCTTCCATCATTTCTTCGCCGTCAACTTCTACGTCAACCATTTCTTCTTCGTCGTCGCCCATATCAGCGTCACCGCCCATGAGTGCTTCGAATTCGGCCATCAAATCATCTAACTTGTCTTTGATGTCACCTAAATCTTCTTTGTCTACTGAACCTTCAGCATCGTGATCTGCTTCTAGATCAGCGGTCATGTCGTCTCCGGCTTCTTCTGCTTCATCGTCAAAATCGATGTCTGCTTCGTCTTCTTCGGCTTCTACAACGTCACCTGATTCTTCTGCTGAAATCTCGTCCATTAGATCGCCTACTTCGCCAACCATCGAACCTTCTTCGTCCATCATTTCTTCGTCCATGATAGATTCATAAATTTCGCGTGACTTTTCAACCACGATCTCGTGGAATAATTCTTTTGCTTTGTCTTCGTTCTCATTGATGATCAAATCAATAAGTTGTTCAAATTTTTTGTTATCCATTGTATATCTCCTGGGTTAAATGGCTTTGTAGATTTATTTAGTGCGTAGTTATAAAAAGCACTCAATAAGTACTATTTTTTTACGTTTTTGTTAAAAAATGTAACAATTTTAGATATTAGTATCTAAAATCGATCAAGCGGTTGCTTCTTGAGGTTGATTTGCCGCACCGTATTGTTCACGGACTTTCTTTAAATGTTCTTTCTTTTCATAGTTTCGAACATCTAGCATTTTGCGCAATTTGCGTAATTGTTTAAGTGTGAGTTTAGTTTTACGTGAGGTTCTCCACACAGGTTTGCTGTTATCGGCATTAACATCTTGCATCCCATTAATGGGTGGATCAAACATCTCAAATAGTTTCATAGTTATTATTTATCTTATGCCGGTGGACTTGCTGGAGTTGCTGGAGCCGCTGGTGCTGATGCACCTGCAGGAGCCGCGCTTACTGGACCTGCTACTTCAGCACCCATTTCTTCTTCAGGCGGTGCTTCCATCTCGTCTCCAGTTTGTTCATCTGTCTCTATATCTGCGGCGCTTACGCCTACGCTACGTAAATCGCTACCTTTTGGTTCGTCTAACGGCTCTTTATTATTTTCTTCACGCCATAGTTTTTCGTTCTTTGTAATCTCTTCTTCAGTCAATCCTAAGAAACGTTCCATAGCAAAACGTTTACTCATATAAGGAAACGCTTCCATAGACTGAAATGTACCTACTCTTGCTGTATCAAGTTCACTTTGACGATATGCCGCAAAGTTCTGTGGCGGATTGAATTCTATATTAAACAACCCACTATCAATATTGAATCCTCTCCAACGTAAGAATAGTTTAAATTCTTCGTCTAACTTGATTGACAAGTAGTTTTGTAGTCGTTCACAATATTGATTGAAACGATATTCTTGTATCAATGCTGTACCGACACGACCATCACTTAATGGGCGATCACTATCATCTGGACCAGTTGGTAGATATGAACTTGGTACACGTAATCCACGTGCTAATCTGTTGTTGAAGTAACGCAAGTCATCGATCTCACCTAGATTCTGTCCACCGGGCATGACTTCAACGCTACTTCCACGACCGTCAGCAGTGACTGGGAAGAAGTAATCTTCATTCATACTCAATGGATTATATGAAGCATCAACAATGCTTGAACCACCATATACACTAGGAATTCTACGTTGATGTATTTCATTTTTGATACGTTCAACAAATGCCATAGCCAAATGACTTGGCATGTTACCAACGTCAATCTTGAACAGTCTACGTTCAGGAGCACGTTGTACACGATAGATAAGAACGGCATCTTCAAGCAATTCTTTTTGCTTGTAAACTTTGAAAATATTTTCTAATATACTCTGACCAAAAGGCCAGAAGCGGTCAAGACCTTCTGTCAGGCTAAGATGTACTATGTGTTTCGCATCGATAGCGGCTTCGCTCTGACCTAATGTAAAACGGCTACCTGATGTATTATATGGCATAGCAGGAACAGTGTAAGGAGTATTTGTTCCGCCCCCACTACCGCCTAAACCAGTTGCTGGATTTGCGGCAAAATCTGTATTTGTTTTTTGTGCTACAGATAAATTCTGTAAATTGATGTTCAAGTCTTTGATAACATACTGCTCAGGTTTCTTACCTTCACTTTCGTTAACAATAACTTTAATAACTTTAACCATATCAACCCAGTATAACTTAAAGTTTTCTGGGTCACGTACAAATACTTGATCACCGTATTTTACAGTGTTACGAAATATTTTAAACAATCTCTGATCAAACTGATTTAGTTTGCACCATTGCTGTAACTGCTGTTTTAATATATTAACTTCATGAGGAGTAGGCTCTTCGCTAAAATTTATATTGAATGGAGTTCCGTTATGTTCATTCTTTTGTGTGCTGAACTCAGCAAGAATATCTAAACATGCATTGATTTCAGCATCGACATCCATCATTTCATATTGATTATAACGTTCAATCCTATTAGGGTGCCCTGTGTAAACTTCAGGCAGTCTACTCATGTAATTGCGGTATCCCCAATCAGCATTATTGTAGCCGTCATTAGGTCCGTTGCCGGAATTCCATGCACCGGCATTGCTGTTTATACCTGATATCGGGCTAGTGACGCCGGATTTGTTTAAGAATCGTTTAGTGTATGGCATTATCTAGTATTTAGTGTCAGGCTTTACTATACTTCAATATCTTACTCTGTGTATTGTTGCTAGAGTCAAGTTTATCAATCACAGCATCTAGTTTGGTTGCCATCATATCCATCATTGATTGATTTATGCTAGCAAGTTCTTTGAATATTTCTGGATCGTTACTTCCTACTGCGGCTTCTTTGTCTTGTAATTGTGCTTGTATTTCTGTATTAGTTTTCTTACCCAATTCTGCTAAGAAACTGTTAGGATCTAGTGGCACGATCATCTCATTACCGTGCAACGTTGCTGGATACCCAGTTTCTGGACCCATTGCTAATCCGCCTGCATCGGCACTAACTTTTGTTGGTATTTTACCTGATCGCAATGCTTCTGCAAGAGTCTTTCCTTCAGTAGCCTGTTTATGACTCGACGTTTCACCGTGACCATATACCATGGACGCGCCGAATTTTGACATCAAACTTTTACCTAAATCAAATCCTGATTTTAATTGTGCTGTGCTTACGTCAGAGTCGTCTTTTGCTACTAAAGAAATACTTACAGAGTTACTATTAGTAAGTCCAGGTTGCTTATCAGTTTTTCCTGCATGCCATGCTTTTTGATCTCCAGGAACAAATTCTGTGACAGAACCATCTTGATCAACCATGTAATGGTAACCTAGACCTCTAGCCTTAAGTGTCGATATAGCACTTTGTAATCCTCTACCACCTGTATGATGAACTATGATACCATCTGTCTTTTTTCTAGGTCCTTTTGCCGCATCTCCTGCATCAGCCGAAGCCATTTTTACTTCGGCTGCAGGGGCGCCGCCTCCGCCGCCTGCTTTTCCTTCAACGTCATCAGATGGTGGTTTTGCAGAATCTTTTGATCCGCCACCTAATAATTTAGAAGTATATCCGGAAACCATGTCCATGAATCCACCACCGGATGACGATGAAGACACACTTACTCCTCCACCACCGCCACCTGCAGCCGCGGCTGGTTTGCTACCGCCACCACCACCACCACCGCCACCTGCAGCCGCGGCTGGTTTGCTACCGCCACCACCACCACCGCCACCACTTGCTTTAGCAGGGCTTGCGGCTGTAGCAGGTGCGCCAGCACCACCTGATTTAGCCATTCCTAATGCAGACGTATAGGCTGCAAATGCTTGTCCTAATTTTAGTGCTTTGTCTGGATCGACATCAAGTTTAGTAAACTTGACAAATTTACCCATGACATCATCGCCGCCAAACATTTTGACGATGCCACCAACAATATTATCTGCGGCATTCTTTAATTCACCGCCGCCTTTAAATTCTGATAGTGCTTGACTGAAGTATACAAATGCTTGTGCATTATTTTTAACGTTATTAGGATCGCCTATGTTTATCTTACTAAATTTTGAAAACTTAGTAAAGGCAGCATCATTATCACCGCCTATAAATGAAACTACATTAGACCTTATTGCGCTTGCTATACTAGTATCAGCACCGCCTTTATATTTTGACATTGCTTCATTAAATGTTGTAAACGCTTCTGCATTTTCTTTAACCTTTTTAGCATCAATATTAAGTTGACTAAATTCTTGTAATTTGTCAATAGGTGTGGCACCACCAAAGAATTTAGTAATGCCTTCAGACATATTGCCTATTATGCCCCCGATGCCAGCGGCTACGCCACCGGCACCGAATACTGCCATGCCTTTACCAATTTCGTATATACCTTCACCGGTAGCTTTTAATTTCGTTCCGTCAAGTTTAGTAAATGACTCTAAACCTTCACTCAATGTAGGCAATGCTTTGCCCATGATCCATGTAGCACCTGCAAGACCTGCACCTACTGCGGCTATTGCTACACCAAACCCTGCGGCACCTAACGCTACTTTAGGATTTGCGAATGCAGCCAAACCTTTGGCTGCACCTTCAAGCATGTTACCGCCACCTTGACCTAATCCTTGAACTATACTACCTGCTTTACCCCCACCTGCGCCACCTGCCGCAGGCTGAACCACTCCGCCGGTACCAGGCAACCCTCCACCTGCACCGCCACCAAACATACCCATGGCTTTATTCATCATGCCGCCACCGTCACCGGTAGACAACATGCCTCGTTTAGCCATAACACCCAATGCTATCGCAGCCGCTCCGGCTGCGGCTGTTAATCCTATCAATCCTAATTTAAATGGGTTAAGTGCAGTGACTAAATCTTCTACTGCGCCGGTGGCTTTTATATTAGCCTCTTGCAATTTTGCTCTTGCATCTGCTTCAGGATCTTTACCTTCTTTACCTGCCGCCTCACGTCTTGCTTTTTGTGCTTTGGCTTCTTCTTCGCCGTTGACGCCCATCTTATTACTGATTTGCGCTAATTCTTCAGCAGTACCGGTAAAGTATCTGTTAGAGATTTCTTCACTGATAGCCATCTGACGACCAGATGACTCTACACGATCTCCAAACTTCTTAACATATTCATCTTGTAATTTTTGTGCGGCTACAGTAGCATCACCGCCTTCTTTGACAGTTTTCTGATATTCTTGTACTGCTTCAGTCATGCCAAGCATTGACAATTGCTGTGCATTTTTACCGGTGATGGCACCGGTAGTCATCAATTCACGTACACCATCTTGCAATGCTTTGGGTTGCCCAGCCAATGCTGTCATTGCATCATTACGGCCTTTTATTTCTTTTTCTAATGCTTTTGCACCTGCTTCATCACCGGCGGCTCTTAATCTGTTAGCCTTCAACTGATCTTGCATGTTAACAATTTGCATCTGACGATGCATCAACTGTTCTTTTTGCTGTTCTTTTAATGCCTTGACATCTTTACCAGTAAGTGCAGCCAAATCTAACAATTGAGTTTGATAATCTATACTTGCTCTTCTTAGTTTGTCTCTATCTCCTAATTCATTTCTGATAGAACGTCCCGAACTTGCTTGCATCTGTAAGTAATCAGCAGTGCCTTGCATCATCTCTTCTTGGTTTATACCAAGACGACTCATCATCTTACGTTCTTCGTCAGTAGCCTTGATTAACTGTGCAAATTCTTTTTGTGCGGCACCTGCACTAGTGCCCAATCCCATGACGCTTGAACCCATGCCTTGCAAGGGTTTGATCATGCGTCCTATTGTTTCAGCATTAAGATCGGCTTCGCGAGCCATCTTTTGTATAGAGTCAGTAGTGTGTGCGCCGGCACCACCTAATTTATTAAGTTGATCCTTACTTTCCAAATATGCTTGACTTATCTTTAGATTGGCTTCCATCAGCACAGTGACTCCTTTGACGAGTCCACCTATCACTGTACCTAACGGGCCAAATGCTCTGCCTAAACTTAGTGCGGCATCGCCTGCGCTACTTAGAGCATCATTAAAATTAGTGAGTTTTACATTGGTATCCAGTATACCTTTACCAAAAGATCCTAAGGCATTTTTAGCATCATCAGAGGCTTTCTTCATGTACATCTCTGATTCTGCTAATTTTTTCTGCGCTTCTATTCTGGCTAGTTCTGCCTCTGTAAGTCCTTTCGCACTTCTAGATAGTCCATCTAATGCTTTATTAGTCTGTGAAGTCTGATCAGATTGCGCTTTCTGACTTCTAGTTGCGTTAACTGCAACTCCTGAAAAAGTAGCCATGTTGGTAGACAGGTCTTGCATAGTCCTGTTCAAATTGCTTATAGCATCATTCAGTTCATCTATGTTTATGTCTGCCATATCTCTACTTTTTTCTGGTGGTTTTTTGTGTCAATAAATACACTTGTATTTATAATTGGAAAACCAATCAGATTTTAACGAGGACAAAACATGGACAACAACCCACTAAGACAGTATTTCCGTAGACCAGCAGTACATTTTAAACTACCTAGCGGGGGCAAAGGATACTCACCCGGGGTATTAGATATGCCACCTAACGGTGAGATTCCAGTTTATCCTATGACTGCTATCGATGAGATCACTGTAAGAACTCCTGACGCATTGTTCAACGGCGCGGCTGTTGTAGACTTGATCAAGAGTTGCGTACCAAGTATTAAAGATCCATGGCAAATTAATTCAAACGATTTAGATGCTGTATTGATTGCTATCAGAGCCGCAGGTGGACAACAGCAATTAGAGATCAGCACACAGTGCCCTAAATGTCAGAATGAATCTACTTATGGCTTGAACCTTGTAGCCGTACTATCACAATTAAAGCACGGCGACTATGATACTGAATTAAAAGTAAATGATCTGAAAATAAAATTTAGACCTCTTTCTTATAAAGAAATGAATGAGGCCGGGTTAGAGCAATTTAAGATACAAAAGGCTTATGGCGACTTAGATAAGATAGAGAATGATGATGACCGTAACAAAAAGACACAGGAAGCAGTACGTGTAATTACGGAAACTACAATGAAAATCATTTCAACAACTGTTGAATATATCGATACGCCCACTACTAGAGTTGAAGAAAAACAATTTATTGATGATTTCTTGCATAATTGTGATGGAAGTGTTTATATTGCTATACGTGATTATAATTCCCAACTCAAGGTCAGCACAGAATTAAAACCCTTAGACATCAAATGTGACAACTGCGCACACGAATACGTTCAGCCTTTCACGTTGAACGCCAGCGATTTTTTCGGCTGAAACTTCTTACTGCTAGCCCTGAAGCCGTACAGAAGTATATTGAAAGTTTAGAAAAAGAAACAGAGGGCATACGTAAGGCAGCACTCACCTTGGCTTGGTATATGAGAGGTGGTGCTACTTATGAGGATGTCCTTAACATGTCTACTTTTGAACGTGAATCCATAAGCAAACTCGTTGAAGAACATATGGAAATCACAAAGAAGACACAACTTCCATTTTTCTAATACACAAATCTTTTAATCTTTATCTGGGAAGACAAACTTCGTTTGTCTAAGTCTTCGCTTTCGCTCAGACTTATTATTTTTCTTAATCTTTTTATTAAGGGAATCATATTGCCGCCTTAGAGTCCATGGTAGTGCTATTCAGCACTACCATTGGAAAAAGCACATTGCCATGCCCTATCACCCATGTCGTCTGTTCCCCGACATACTAGCCCTATCGCTGTATATCGCCACCGGTTGCCCTATAAAGTTTATGGGACTGTAGTGAGATACTGTTATATATCTCGGCAACGCATGTTCTATAATCGCAAGACAAAGTAGATTATAGACTCATTGAGGGTTCGCAAACCTGTCGATTGCCCTCTCGGTATTCCGTAGATGTTACTCTACGCTTACTCCAGAATCTGACGGCACAGCACTATCTGTACAATCTCAAGGAGGGTCGAGCACCTCGACCAAACAAATTGTTTTAAACGCTAATTGATGTATCTATGATTAGATTTGAGTTGGTCTCTGCTTTACCGGAACAATATGATTTAAGTAGGTCTTTGTTTAATCTGAAAAAATGTTCGAACTCTATGATGAGCCAATCTTTGTGTTTTGATGATGTGTAATATAAAAAGTTGTCTGTGACCCAGGTCACAGTAGTTTGCACTGCTACGAACTTACCTTTTCTGTTGAACTTCATGAATAACACATTGATGTCATCAGATTCGGCAACGTCCATCATTTGATCTATCCAACCATCTAATACTTTGCAAGAACCTGCAAGCACTAGATGAAAAGGAAAATCAGCATAACTTTTACATTCTGCGTTGAGTTTAGAGAAACTTTCTCCCGGGACTATATCTCCCTTGAAACTACGTATCTGCCCTTCATGTAAGAATTGTGTTCTTACTTGATTTTTCCCACCTACGTAGGCTCCCGATCCCGGGGCGCGAATAAAACTCTCATTGTATAATTGTGAAAGGTAATTTGCAACTTCGCGTTCATAACTATTACCTTTGGCTTTCTGTGGACTAGGCATGTTTATATGTATTCTCTCACCACTCAGTGGCATAATTTTTATCGACATATTTGGATGCACACTTAGTAGAACACTCATAACTGCCGTTCATAAAATCTTTATTCCAAAAACTGTCACTGACCACAATCGATAATAGGTTCTCATGCAAGTTATATTTCTTTCCTAACTTGCCCCAATGATCGTTGTGACCATATCTGTTGGCTACCCAACAGCAAGGATAAAACTCTCCCCTGCTATTGATGAATAATCCCTTATTTCCTACATGACATATAGGCGTGATACTATCTATCGTTTTAACCTGTGCTAACAATTCGTTGTTTTTGTTTTTCCATTGTTCAGGAATAGGTCTACTATTAAAATACCATAATCTACGTTCAAATCTATGGCTAGTGCTGATCAAGTCTTTTCTAGTAGGCTCTAGTATATCATCTTTACCATAATGCTCATACTTGCTACCGAACTTTGTGCT